CCGCAGCAACCTCAGTCGGGAACGCCAACGCCACTAGTTACACGCCTCGAGGATCCCCACATGCGTTTGCACCGACGCGGTAGCCACCGACGACTGATACGTGGCCGACAACAGCTTGTCGATCGTGGTGTCAATCGTGGCGGTCGCCGGCGCAGACGTCGGAACCATCCGCATGTTCAGATTCCCCACAATCGTGGTCACAGACGCGTCGTCGTAGTCTGACCATTCGACACGGCCGAACCCCATCGCGGTCCCGGTCGCACCAACCGAGCGGCACTGCATCCAGTATTCGATCATCCACGTCAGGTTCGTAGCTGCCGCCGTCGGGTCAGGAGCGAACGCACCCGACGCCACCACCGACACACCACCAACACCGCCCCACCGTAGACGGTGCGTGATCGTGCCAGGTGTCGTAATCACCGTCGACTGCCGACCCATGATCGTGTATTTCAGGATCTTCCCGACCGTCAGGTACGAGGCAGGGATGCTGAAGTCGGGGAGCAGGATCGTTTCGGATGAGCTCGTGACGGCGGTGCCGTCAGCGTTCGGTGTGTAGATCACTTCCTCCCATCCGAGCCCGGACGCCCGGCGGCCGAACGGGCCACGGTCTTTCCGTGCCTTCTCGAGCGTTGCCTCAATGTGGTAGGGCACCTCAATGTCTGGTGCCATCCACGTACCCAACACCCCTTGCGGCAGCTTGTCTTTGCGGAACGGCAGCCCCAACATCACGCGCCTGTCGTCGTGATCGTGAACGCACCAATGGCAATCGTCACGTTGTCGCCGATCGCCAGCAGTCGCGGTGTTGTCCATTGAACGTTGCCGAGGAACGTTCCGGCAGCGTTAGCGGTCCACAAAGAACCCCAAGACCACGTCTCAGCCGTAGACACTGACGTCCATGTGGTTGCGGCGGTGTTCGCGATCGCACCCGCTGCAGCGACGGACCCGAAAGTCAGCTGCTGCCGTGTCGTTTCACCCGCTGCGTTGGATGCACCTGATGCGCCTGGGTCGCCGGTGTGCTGCTTCACCCACACGGCCGCGTTACCGCTGTAGGAGGTGCCGCGGGCGTACGCGTTCAGGATGGACTCACGCGACGTGGCAGCAACACCGGCAGCCATTAGCCCTTCTCCTCTAGGTCAACCACAACGGTTCCCTCGAGGTTGTGCGTGACCGCACCGTCGTCGTCGTCTGGTGCCGGCACCGGGTCGACGGTGCCTTCCTCAGTCGTTGTGTCGCTCATTATTTCTTCCCTCCGGTCAGCTTCGATTCCTGCGGGTCGCTCTTGGGGAATCCCTTGCCGCCTGTGGCGCTTCCCTTAGATGTTGGTGTCAACTTCTCAGCCATCACCGCTCCATTCTGTTTTTTCCGGGGCGGGAGTGCGGCCCCCCGCCCCGGACATGTTGGCGTTGGTTAGCCGATCTTGATGAACCGCTGAACGTCGAACGCCACAGCGGCCATCGCACCGATGACACCAACCTCCATGCCGCCGATCGCCGGCTCCACCGCGCGGAGCTCAACCGGGGCACCGGGGTTCTCCGCGACGAAGAACGCGGACGAATCACCGACGACCGCGTTGGCGGTACCCATACCCGGGCTCGCGATGACACGGAGAGCGCCGATCCGGCCGGAGAGCGCCCCGACGGGATCGAGGTTGCCCTGCGTGATGAACGACGCAGACTCCGCCGACGTCTTCGCCGTGAGAGCGAAGAAGTAGTCAGGGGAGAGGTACAGCGTGTCCGCGATGGCACCGTTCGAGTCGTTGTAGACGGCTGCCATGCCGGCTGCGATCGCGGTGAGCCACTGCGGGAACGTGCTCGTTCCTGCGACGGACGCGACGAGGGTGCCGGACGCGGTACCGGCCGCGATGAGCACGGCACATGCGGCGGTCTCGGTGACACGTGCGTACTGCTCACTGGCGAGGTCGAACCAGAGGCCAAGGGCTTCCGGCGAGCTCCAGTTGATGGCCTGCCAGGACAGGTTGCCGCCACCGATGTACGTCGATGCGGTGGCGGTGCGGAGCGCGATCTGCATGTCCGCGGTGCCGCCCTCGGTCTTTTCCGACGACTGCAGGAGCACCTGCGGCTTCTGCGTGATGTCGGGGTAGGTGAGGGTGCCACGCTCGAGATCGACATGCCTGGACGCGGAGATAACCGGACGCGACTTGTTGATCACGTCCATGATCTGTGCGAGGTGCTGCGGCGGAAGCAGTCCACCGATGTCCGAGGTGGTGGTGTGCTGTGGTGCGCGCATCAGCCTTTCGCGGGCTGCTTCGCGCTCTTTGTCGCCGCCGGCTGCCGCGGCAACCTGCGGGTACTTCGCCACGATCTGGTCGCGTGCGAACACCGCGAAGCTGCGGTAACGGGTCTCGCCGTTCTCGGTCGACACTCCCGGCGCGTTCCCGGACAGATGCGACCGAACCTCACGCGACACATCAGCGGAAGTCATCTCACGCTTCAGCGCCTCGTTGAGCTCGAGGATCTCCTTATCGAGTTCCTCCTGCCGGTGGCGGTACCCGGTGATCTGCTCCTGCTCCACGTCGTTGAGTTCCGGTGTGTCGCGCTTCTCGGCCTGCGCGAGCAGGTCCTCGTGAAGCTTAGTCGTGGTGATCCGCTCGTCCATGAGCCGCTGTAGACGAGTGCGGGTAATTCCCATTGCAGCACTCATGCTGTCCCTTCCAGGGTTCGTAAGTTGGTTGTTTCCCTGGCGGGTGTCGCGCTCCGGGGTGTCCGTCTAGCGGAGGTGTCGGCTATGGCGAGGTGCGCCTTGCGGGTAAGTCTACTCAGGTAGGTCGGATGTTTCCCCAATCTTGATTCCGTGGCCACGCAAATCGTTCAGAAGTTCGTCCGGGAGCGGCTCCGGTCGCGGGAACACGATCACCGGTTCACGTAGCGCGATCACTTCCGCGCCCTTATACGCACCGACCGGGACGAGCGATACCGCGTGCAAATGTGCGCGGACGCGCTCCACGAACCCAGCACGTTTCACCGACTGCAACGCTTTGAACTCCACGCTCAGCGCCGGCAGCAAACCGTCTCGGACCATCTGCAACGCTTTGTCGCCGTCCGGGTTTTCGTGGACGCGAAAGGTGGCGTAGATGCCGTCTTCGCGGTCCTCGAGTGTTTCGCCGTGGCCGACGATGCCGCGCAAACCCTGCTCGTGCAGAGTCGACAGCCAGACTTTGACGCGGTGGGCTGCGTTGATCTGTTTGTCCAGTGCGCCGGGTGCGAACCGTTCCTGTTCCACGACGTAGTCGGGCGGATCACAGATGGTGGCGCTTTCTCCGTACGGGATGATTCTTGCTTCGAGGGTGCGGCCGTCTCCTTCTGCGAGCTCTAGCGGCACCTCACGGATCAGGACTTGTGGGTCTTCACTCATGTGGTGCCTCCTTGCGCCGGCCGCAACGGCGTCACATTCGGGGAAGCGTCAACCGTCGCGCTCTCGGTTGTGACGCCATCGTCGGTTGTGTCGATCGTCGGGCTGAACGTGTCGGACGCGTCGAAGTGGACTGCGTTGCCGCGCGGCAGCATGTTCGCCGTCAGCGCATCGGCCATCCGTTTCGCCAACGGACGTAGCTCGAACCGCCACCAGAACTCACCAAGCGCCGCCGGGTTCTGGTACACCAGCGAACCGCTCATGGCGAGGTTGAGGATGAACGACGGCACACCGAACGCGGACGCGAGCACACGGGCGTCGTATTCCGCGAGTTCCAATAGCGCGAGGTCTCGCGGGTTGATGTTCAGCACGAACGGTTCATCAAAGTCCTGGACGGACAGGATCGCTGGGACACCGGAGCCGTACCGTGCCCGAGCCGACACCCACTGCGCCTGCATCGCTTCCGCCTGGTCCTTCGTAACTTTCTTCTTCGGGCGTAGCGCGACAGGCGGAAGCGTGCCGCCGCCCTGCACGTTCTGCGACGTGGTGCCGGCACCGATCTGCGACCACGCTTGCGCGCTGTAAGCGCGCAAGGCGCTTGTGCCGCGTAGTCCGCCGCCGGGGTCGCGGGTGATCTGCACCACGTCGTCCGCGTTCAGGGGTGTTTCGTCGATGCGGTAGGTGCGGCG